CCTCTCTTCAAGGGCGCCGAGAACATCGGCGAGATCCGCATCAACCGCTCTCGCGACGTTCGCGGGATCGCCGGGGACGCCCTGAAGATGCCGATCCAGGAGATTCTTGACGCGACTGGGGTTCCCGCCCAAAAGGCAGCGTCCGGCGTTATCGGAAAGCCCAAGGTCACTATCACTCCCGAGGGCAGTCAGATCGGCGTTTACTGGAGTGCGATTGGAAAATCTACCGGCGAGGGGTTTGCTCCGCACGAGATGCCGTTCGCCAAGCACATTGGGGAGTCAGTGATCGCGGCAAACGCGGTGCGTACACTAACGCCGAGTGCCGCCGGCCCCAAGCTAGAACTAAGTTCAATGGTTATACATCCGGACTTCCAGCGAAAGGGAATCGCCAGCGAAGCTGTGTTGAGAGCAACTTCGTCTCCGCTCGCAGAGCTAAAGATGGTCGCTGCACGGGCGGACAGCGTTGACCCGCACCTCCGGCTCGTAGGCTATGCCGTCTGGCCGAAGTTCGGCTACAACGCTCCAATCAAGAGTGCATGGCACGCGATCGATAAAGGCGCACAGACGAAGGCTCTGGAAGCTGGCGGCGACCTTGCACTTGCCGCAGCGATCGTTGATGAGGCCGAGGACAACTTTAACGCACTGGTCGAGGCGAACGGGGGTCGAAAGCCAGCCGACATGATCGACCTGTTCTCCATGAAGGGCGGGCAGGAGTGGTGGCGAGAGTACGGCAGCGATATCAACCTCTACTTCGACAGGCGACCCAGGAGTCCGAGCCGCGAGGCTTTGAGTATGTACATGGATTCTCGAAAGAAACGTCGTCGATCTGAGAGTCAGTTCACCCCAGGCGAGCGTGCCTCTGACTGGGACATCACTGACGAGGACGAGGCAATCCTGGAAGAGGTTTGGCGGGAGATGATTGAACGAGGGCCGCAAGAGAAGACACCCGAAGACCTGGAATTTCTGAGGAAGATTGAGGAATCGGAGGAATCTGGTGGCGACGCCAAAGAAGTACGAGAAGATTGATTTCACGCCGCCCGAAGGCGTCCGCAAGGCTGCTGAGCGAGGTCTCGCGTATCGGCGAGAACACGGTCGCGGCGGCACTCCGATCGGGGTTGCCAGGGCTAGAGACTTGGCAAACGGCAAGAAACTAAGTCCGCAGACAGTCAAGCGAATGAAGGCTTTCTTCGACCGTCACGCAAAGAACTCTAAGGCCGAAGGTTTTCGCCCAGGTGAGAAGGGCTGGCCCAGCAACGGCAAAATTGCGGATTTGCTCTGGGGAGGCCCAGCCGGTCGAACGTGGGCAGAGAAGGTTGTCAGGCAGATGGAAGCCGCCGACGAGAAAGAGGGCCGGTCTCTCCGCCCGTTTGGCTCTTCGCAAGGAATCAAGCCGAAGGTCACTGTTGTGTTCGGCCCACCGGCCAGCGGCAAGACAACTTATGTCGAAGACCACAAGGGCGACAACGACGTCGTGTTTGACTTTAACAAAGTCATGTCTGCCATTACTGGCGGGCCAATGTATAGCACCAATGAAAATTTAGTTTCTTATTGTACGGACATCAGAACGCTTATCATAGATAAAGCGATCCGCAGCGGCAAAGCCGACCATACGTGGATCATTGTAACTTCGCCGGACGACACGCTGAAGGAGCGTCTCAAGGACGTTCCGGTTAACTATGTCGAGATGACGTGCAGCGAGGAGGAATGCCTGGAGCGGATTGACGCCGAAGGCGGACGACCAGGGGAGCACAAGGACGTCGTGAATAAATACTTCAGAGAAAGCCGGAGTGTAGCCATGCAGGGCGTAGAACGCCGTTTCGTCGGCAGTCCCGAGAAGAAGCCCGCCAAGGGCGATTTGTCCATCGAGCGACGCACCGATCCGCAGACAGGCAAGCAGCAGGTATATCTTGTCGGCTATGCCGCCAAGTTCCACACCGACAGTCTGATGATGGGGGATTTCATTGAGCGAATCTCCCCCGAGGCCTTCGAGATTGTCGAGCGAGGTAAGGACTTGGAGGGCAAGCCGCTGGAGACTCGCGGCCTCTACAACCACGACCCGAATCATCTGATTGGTCGCTACCCGGACACGATGAAGCTGACTGTTGACAAGGTCGGCCTGCGATACCAAATTCTGCTCCCCGAGAGTCGCCACGATCTGGCTGAGCTTGTCTCTAGGGGAGACCTCCGGGGCAGCAGCTTCTCGTTTGTTGTTGCCGACGACGGCGAGCGATGGAGTACGGAGGACGGTCAGAGCATCAGGACGGTGACCAGGATCAAGTCCCTGCTCGACTGCGGCCCCGTGACCTATCCCGCCTATGCTGACTCCACAGTCGCAGTGGCCCAGCGGAGCTACCAGCAGTACAAGCTGCGACGCAAGTCTCCGTCGAAGAGTGTCACTCGGAGAATCGAGAACCTGGAGAGGTTCGTTGCGGAGCGGCGTGATTGCGGCACCGGCAAGGGCGGATTCCAGAAGGGAAACACCTGCGGCGGCGGCGGCGGTGGTGGTGGCAGTAGCACCAAGCCTGCAAAGAAAAAGTCTGGCCCCTACATGGAGTTGCGCCCCGGAACCCAGGACGTGAAGAAAGGATCAAAAAAGACCAAGTCTGCCCAACAGTTTATCGACAAGGCTCGCGAGGGGCAGACTACTGTTGCCGGGAAATCTGGTGGCAAGGGTGACGACGGCGGCGGCGTCCAGACCTGGAGCAAGGGAGACAGCTATCCGTGGGTCTCGTCGCAGCACGGGACTGACGAGGGCTACGTCCAGGCGAAGCATCCAGACGGCTCGACGACTTCAAAGCACTACTTCAAAAAGGGTGGTGCCGCGAAGGCCCGAAAGTCTCTGGCGGAGGAGCTTCAGAAAAAGAAAAAGAAACGCTCGTTTCGCGAGCCGGCCAGCCTGCGAGCCACTAGGGTCGCGAGAGAAATCATCAATGAGTTTCGCGACTGCGGCACCGGCGCCGGCGGCTTTAAAAATGGAAACACTTGCGGCGGCGAGTCGAAGAGTCCTGCCAAGAAGAAGTCCTCAACTAAGTCGGGAAAGAAAAAGAAAAAGTCTCGCGACCCCCTGATAGCGGCTGCTGCTGGCGCGACAGAGGGTGCGATCATTGGCGCCGCCGTTGGCGGCACTCCGGCTTCTGCTGCGATCGGCGCTGCAACTCAGGTAGCTTTTGGCGAGGCGTTCCGAAGGATAGGAAAATCAATCGCCTCTCGCGTCAGAAAAGTTGTTTCCTCTCTGGGCATGAGCCAGAAGAGTATGTCCGAGGGTGCCGCCGAGGCTCTCGGCACACAGAAAAAACCAAAAGCGTTCGTCGGCGACAAGAGTTCGGTCATGTTCGAGTCGAAAGACGACGTTCTCGTGGTCTCTAAGGGAGACGTTTTCGGCGACGGTTCGAGCGGCTCGACTGTAATGGGAGTTCCGTCAAGGAAGGAGAATTACACCCCCGAAAAAATCAGCAGAATGACCAGCGGCGCAAAGAAAATGGGGGCAGACCAGATCGCTCTCCACGCGACATCATCTGCCGCCCAAAAGGCCTTGCAGGACGCCGGCTTTACTCGTGTTGAGGGCAGCAAAGTACGAAAGTCTTCCAAGGGCAAGTTGTTCAAGAAAACCCTCAAGGCTCTTGACCAAGTTGCCACTGGAGGCCTCGTCACGGACGCCGTAAAGACAGCCCAAGACCTCGCCTACGGAGAGGTGAACCTCCGCCCGAAAAGGCGAATGCCTAAGCCGGGGGACATCTGATGAGTCACGAACTTTACGCCGCTAGTGCCGTTGCATTTCTGGAAGCCCGTAAATCTTTGGGGGCAAAGACTCCTGCCTTGCCCAAGGAGCGAATCAAGGGATCAACGAAGAACAAGTCCGGCTCCGCGTCGAACACACGCGGCGGCATCAAGATCACAAAAGCCGTTGAAGATTCGCTAAGGGAAAAGGTTCGGAAACACAACGAGAAGTACGGCGACCAAAAGGGCAAGAAGATTAACCTGGGGCAGTTGAAGGCTGTTTGGCGCCGAGGTGCCGGAGCTTTTTCCGCGACCCACCGTCCTGGCATGGGTCGCCAGCAGTGGGCTATGGGTCGCGTCAACGCGTGGCTCCAGATCGTTCGCACGGGAAGCCCCAAGTCGGCGAAGTACGTTGGAGACAACGACCTGCTACCGAATGGGCACCCAAGAAAAGCCAGCCGGTCTGTTGATTTTGACCTCGCCAGCGGCTTTGTTTTCCTAGAGTCTAGGGCTAAGAACTGCGGCACCGGCGCCGGTGGCTTCAAGAAGGGCAACAGCTGCGCCGCAGATGCCGCAAAGTCCGCAGCGAAGGGTGCTGTCACTGGCGCTGCAATTGCCGCCGGTGCAGGCTTCACTGATTATCCCCCTGGCCTCCTGATTGGAGCCGGAGCCGGCGCCGCCGTTGGCTTCGTTAAGGGCATCTACGACAACAAGAAGAAGCCGACAGAGATTGCAAGGCGAATGGAAAAAGTCAGCACAACGGAGGAAAAGCTGAACAAATTTGTCAAGTCTCTTGGCGGCAGCAGTGACTCTGTGCTCGACACTGATGGGAAAAAAGACTTGGTTCTCAGCGTCAAAGACCAGGACAAAAAGACTCAGTACACCGTCGATATCAAAGAAAAGTCGATTACCGTTTACCCCCGATGCAAGCTCGACTGTCTCACGACCGACCGAATTAACGAGATCAAGGAGTTTGCAAAGGGCGCCACGGAACGCGAGGTAAAGATTGTCGTAAGGCCCAATCGGGGCGACTACACGAAGCGAGTAGCCTCTCGTCTAACAAAGGCTGGGTTTAAGGTTGCGGGTTCGGCAGCCGCGCAGAATGTTGTCGCAACACTCGCAGTTCCAACCGCCGTTTACGCGGGACAAGAGGCGATGGGCCTGAATAAACCTCCCAAAAGGAAATCCACTTGAATTCTGGCGACAAGTGTCCCTGCTCGTCTTGCAGCGGCAGAATGCGAACGAGGACGAGCAAGCCCTGCGGTAACCAGCAGGTGCGATACCTGGAGTGCCGATCTTGCGGTCATCAGGCAAGAACGGTCGTCCCTGCTTCGCGAATCTTCCGCCGTACAACCGAAGAAAAAGTTGTACGTTACAACACTAATTCTTTTGGCATCAGCCAGCACAATGTAAAGTGAAATCTGTGGGCAAAGTTTCGCCCCGCGTTTTACCGCACATTTTCAAAGACGAGGAAACGA